TTTAGAGTTTATAAAAGGTGGTCCAGTGTTTCAGGAATATGCAGGGGATACTCCAGAATTACTTGCTCTCAAAGGAGAGACTAAAGCATTAAAAGCCATAGAAGATTCAGTTAATGCTTATGCTCAAGTAGCAATAAGTAATAGCTTTAATCCTCAGCAAGGTAGTGCTATTAGAGCAAAAATGTTTTTACCTTCAGTTGCAAAATCTGCTGAAACTGCTCTTGATTTCGTCGTTAATAAAGCAAAAGAGCTACCTTACATATATATAAATACTGGAGTTGGGGAATTTAGTCAGGGTAAGTTTAAAGGTAAAGCAGGAGAACCTATTACAGTTGATGCCATGGTGGATTATTTGTACACACTAGCCAAAATTGATGCCCAAAGTTTAATATTAAGTGATGATGCCCTAGTTAAAAAATTTAAATTAGATGCTGTGCCTGGTTATAGGACTAGACCTAAACTAAGGTTAAATAATGAAACTGGTAGTTTTGAAGTAGTGCCATCTGATATTCCTTCTGAAGTAGGACAAACAGGAATTATTGATATCAATGCAGAAGCTATTGGTATACTAAAAGATACAGGTACTATGGATTTAATTGAAGACCTTAAACAATGGGATAAATTAGGCGGACCGGAATTATATAAATTATATAGAGGTAGTGCTGCATACTCTCCTGGTAGTCAAATGGCACGTAATTTCCCTAAAGAACTTAGAGATACCTTAAAATCACTAGAATTAAACTGGGGCACAGGTAAAAGGGTAAAAAGATTAGGCGAAGAACAATTTGATACTTTTAAAAAATCTCAATTTTCATCTCCTGAAAATATGTTAGAAAATATGAATATGAGCCTTAGAGGAGATGCAATACTTACTCCAGAGCAACAGATGGAAAGATTTGAACGTGCATACAATTTAGGGGATGACGACAACTTTTTAGAAACAACACGTGAGCTTGCTTATGGTGATATGTTTCAAGGCATAACAAATAAAGCATTTGCTAATTTACAGAAACGTCCTGATAAATTAGTTGAAATAAGCACTATACATAATATAAAACAAGCATTACAAGATGGGTTTGACAAATTACAATTTAATACATTTCCAACTATGGCTGATTTAGCAGGTTGGAGTAATAATTTAGTGGATAACCCCGAATTGTGGAAAGAATATTTTACAAGTTCTTTTAAAGATAAAATATCTTCTACTGATAACTTTTTATATAAAGCAGTAACAGAAGACTTAAATGCATTAGCATCAAAATATAAAAAGCCTGGAAGTCCTCTTGGTTCTTTGCCAGTATTAGATGATATAAATGACATTGGAAGAAATCTTCGAGATATTTTAATTGGCGAAAAACCAAGTAAATATTTTGATGAAGACCTTATTGACAACTTTAAAGAATTTTGGTTAACATATAATGAAAAGTTTAATCTTGATTCGTTAATAGGAAATTTTATAAGGGAAGATTTTTCTAAAAATGGTGAAAGTATGCGATACTTTATAGATAATTTTAAAAGAAAAAATGAATATGATGGAAATCACCCAACTTCTTTTTCTAAATATTCTAATTTTAAAGAAATAGTAGATTTATTTAGTCCTGAGAAGTCTAAAGAAATATATAAAATATTTACACAGAAAAAAAACAAGGCTGATGCGGTAGCAGGGCTATTTAAGTTTCGTAGTTATAAAAAAGAAGATGTGCCAGAACAAGTACAAGCTTTCATGGATGCAGTAAATAGAGTTAATATAATAAAACATTTTCAACCAAAGATGGGAGCATCTCCATTTTCTTTCTATAAAGAAAGAAGAACTAACCCTTTTTATATAAAATATGGAATGCCAAGTGATGAAAAATTAGAAGAAGTATTAGCCAAAATGCCATCTATAGATAGTGAAGGAAATGTAAAACAAAAGAATTTAGGCTTTTCTTTACAATACGGCAAATACAAAATGAAAGCCCTGAAAGAACTAGGGCTAAATCCTAAAATAGTTCGTCCAGATGACGATAGTCCGTATACATTTCTTGAAATAAATCTTGGGGATACTGCTGCAGAAAAGGCAGAGTTATTGAAAAAGATAGAATCAAAAGAAATAAACTTATATTCTCAATACATGCCAATCCCTAGCTTCGAAGAGCGAAACGAAGAAGAGATGGGAGGCACTTAAAAGTGCTCAATAACTTCCATATTATTTAACTTCTGCTCTATCTTGTGAGCTTGTGAACGCATTTGTTTTGCAACTTTCACTAAGAAATCTTTACTGCTACCACTGATATGTAAATCATTTTTTCTAAGAACAGCTATTGTATGACTCTCTATAAGAGTATCAATAACCTCATCCCACGTGTATTCACAAAAGGAAGGGTCTTCATTCTCTGGTGCTATAACAGCACCTATACCATTTAGGGTTAATGAAAGCTCTAGTTCTAAATCGTTTATAAGTTCAATCTTTTTTATCGACATCTTTTATTTTTCTTCCTTTAAAGAATACTATTAAATTGATTATAGTATTAATTGTTACTGCTATTAGTAGCCACAGTTGCCACGGCTCTATCGTCATACTTTTCCTTTGACGGGAGTTTAACCCAGTCCTTTATACTCATCTTAAATCTAGCCAAGGCACTTCTATTATCCTTAGTAACTAAATCCCCTTGCGATATTCTCGCCCATTTTCTACCTTCTACTACGTACACTAAGTACGTGCCACAAAGAGGAACGCGAGATTCAAAGAATCTAGCCCTATACCTTTGTGCATTCTTCCACACTGGACTCTGTGGTTTTTCTATTTTTGCCATCTTTGTTCCCTTCCTTAAATGCTTTTATAACATCTGATGAAAATAGTTTTTGTAAATTTAACAAATACATCCGTGAAGCTAGATTATCCCCACCCTTAACAGAGCGAAGATAATCTAGTGAATCTATGATACGTTTGAGCACATCAGTTTTAAAGACAACACTGGCATATACTTCATCACCAATACAAAGGTTATGAAACCAGTAGTCGGATTCTGTTGCTTTAATGCCTGATGGTTTGCCATAAGACTCATACTCTATGGCAATGTTACCACTTTTTTGCCATATGTCTCGTTCGGATTTAACCTCAATTTTTTTATCCTGCAACATATCTGCCACAAGTTGTTCACGTACTTTTCCATATTGTAAGTCTAAGTCAAATTTCTTGCGGTCTGCTACAGAAGGTTCCATTATTTATCCTTTTTGGTTTCTTGAGGTTGTTGTTGTTCTTTAGGAGGCTCGTAGTACCTAACTAAAGTATTTAATTGCCCATTAACATCTGACATAGCCTGTAGTTCTTTACCCACAGTATCAATCAAATTAGAATGGTCCCCTAAGCCTACAGGATTATTAAGCATAACCTCTATATTAGCGGCATGCCCATTCATCTGCCCTACCAGCTTAGACTTTAGTGCACTTATTATTAAATCTCGCACTTATTTTCTCCTTATTGTTAAAGTAACTTTTGTTAAATCCTCTTAACCATTCTTTCCCTCTAAACGAAGAGGGGCTAAATGGATTAGTGGACTCATGTATAATAGACTTAGTTTTCTTTGTTCTATAAAAGTCTCTCTGACCTTGTACGTAGAATCTGTCAACAGTAGCCATATTATCTCCTAATTAACTATATCAACTATTTCACAGCTATCTGCTGTACAAGCTAGTGTTTGATTACCTACAGTATTATCTTCTTGTTCATAATCAGCAAGTTTCGACCAATCAATAAACTCAGGCATCTTAGCTAAAAACTTATTATAATGTTCTTCTGTACAATCCTGGTAAGGGGCTTGTTCATACACCATATCACTTCTTGGTAAGAAAGACAAGCCTGAAGCTATATCAAAGTTCTTATATATCCAAGAACCAGTCTCAAGCCACTCATCTTTACCCACCGATATAGTTACAGATGGCTTATGCTCACACCAATGCATTGCATAAATTTTCCAAAACTCTAGTTGTTCAATAGCAGACATATCATCTCTAGTGACACACATATCAGGTGCTTTGATAGGAAAGCTAAAAACAGCATTGCTTTGGCTCCATCCATCGGTTTCCCATGGTATGTTTTGGTCCATCATAAACTGTGTGAGTGGGTCTTTTTTATCACAACGCACAGTTCTTATGTAGTACTGACTATGTCTTGCATGAATACCTGACGCAGAATCTGTGAGTTGTGAAACTGTGCCTGATGGTTTTACACAAGTAATAGCAGTAGATTGAGGTATGCCTATAGCTTCAGCAAACTCTTTGTTGGTATCAACTGCTATCTTTTTAAGTATCATTAACACACTTTCTAAATCATTGCTATCTTTGCCATTAGTAATAGCGTTATCCATGATACCTGTCATAGATACACCTAACAATCTTTCTTCAGCCGTATTGTTGTGCCATATTTTACGTAAGTAAGGAAAGTGAGTTAAGGTAGATTGAAATGTGCCTATTATTGTGGCTATGCGAACTTTTCTCTCTAAATCTTTAATAGTATCAGTACCACGTACAATTATTTCAGATAAATTACAGAACTGGTATGGACGCAATATAATCTCACTGCACGGATTAGTACCGAAGTCATACTCAGGATTTCGTCTACCATTCTCAGCCGCCTTATTCTTAGCCGCCCCACGATAAAACATGCCTCTCTCTCCAGTGCCAGACTCAGCCAAAGAAAGCCACTCTCTCATAAATGTGTATGGGTCAGGTTTTTCTGTGTAAGCCACTGAATTATTTGACATTTGTCTCTGTGGTTCAGTTTTGTAAAACTCCCCAGTCTTTGCGTGTCTCATTCTATCGTCAGATAAGTTGGATAAACTTATCATGGCAGAACGTCTTACACCACCAGAGACAACTACTTCTCCTACTTTGCACATCAAGTCATGACATTCTAGGCTAGACAACTTTCTACCTTTTGCTTCTTTAAATACTTTTACTGTGAATCGAAACAGATTATCCAAAGGTGCAGGTCCTGATGCTCTACCACCAAATATCTTTAGTTTAGCACCTGCAGGTCTGACGAGAGACAAGTCCCACTTAGGTATTTCTCCTGCCCATAGCAAAGCCAATAGCTTACGGAAAGCTTTTGCCCATCCCTCTTTACTGTCTTTAACAATAATAGTTTCTTCTGTATCAAATAATAATCCAGGAATTTCAGGTAACTTACTTATGCAGTCCCTCTCCACAGAGAATCCAACACCAGTGCCACACATAAGTATGTACATAGCTTCATCAAATGCTTTTGGGTCGTCTACTGGCAGATAAGAACAGTTATATCCTGCAGTGTTATCTCTTTCTAAAGCTTTACCTGCAGTCATCATAGCTCTCATAGACGGCATAACTTCAGAATGAAGTATAGCTTCATGTAATTCATCTTTGATATTGTCAGGAATGATATAATCATGTTTTTTCAAAAGATGTGAACTCATGTAAGATACATATCTATCTACAGTTTCGTTCCATTCTTCTCTTCTATTTTCATCATCAAGCCATCTAGCATATCTAGATTTGTGAATAAATTGTTGATAATACGTGGGTAAAGTTACGTTACTTTTCATCTTAATACCTTTATAGTTATGTCTTTTGTTTTCATACCTATTATCTCATGAAATAGGTCAGTTAGCATATCTTCCAATATATATGGAAGTTCTTCCTTGTCAAGTGTGAACTCTTCGGTGTCTACTTCAGCAGACACTCTAATCGTTATTTTTGACTTTCTCATTTTTCACCACTGTAATTAAGCGAGATAAATACCACTCGGCTTTCTGCAAGTCTTCCAAAGGCTTGCCTTTATATTTATACCTCCACAGATATTTCAATATATTACCTTGTAAGTAAGCTTTAAACTCACTACCAGTGGCGGCTTCTATAGCATCAATGCACTCAATGCCAAAGT